ACCTGACGGCCCAGCTATGTAAGCCCTGGCCCCCGCTGAAACAAAGTCAGTGGTCTCCAGCGCATCGGTGACATAATCCAGATTCCATGAGTTGATACCCGATATGACTTTAGCTGCCCTGATGTCATCGAGGTAGATAATATCACCATCCGCCCCGTTGGCGTTTGACTCCACTCCAATGATAGTCCCGGCTTCTGTTGCTGCGAAAGTGCCAGCCTTTAATGCGCAGTGGCAATACCTCCAGACCGTTGCAGTTAGAATTGGTATAGTTACTGTAGTAGTGGGGCTTGCCCCCGCACCCGTAGTCCCTATGCCTATATAATAATCGTCAAGCTCTGTTGTGACACTTGGATAAGCCCAACAAAGGATATGGGAATAATCCGAAATGTCAGCTTCCGTTATTGTATCGTATGCTATGATGTCACCAGCTTCTATACCAGTATCAATTTCTATCTTGGCAGAACCAGACCCCACTTTGACATAGGTAGCAGTTGTATTGAGACTTGCCGTGCCATGTGTGCCACTATCCCAAGCTACCTCACAGTTTGAGAGTAGGAGGTCAGCAACATAGACATCCCCTGATTTACCTGCTAATTTCGTCATGTTACCCTCCTTATACCGACGCCACTGTTAGTGCGCCTGTTCCCTGGAAGTCATACGTGATAGAGGCTACGCCGTCAAATGATACGCTCGGATGAATACCAGTGAATAGAACACTACCAGTCCAGCGGTTGCCTGCCGTGTCATCCTCAAGGAACGAAGCATCATAGATTGAACCGATTGCTACTGGTGCCCCGTCATGGTATCCGTCACAAGAACCAGACCAAGTTGAACACCCTACAATGAAAGACCTGACACCAGCGGCAACAAAGTCAGTTGTTTCAAGGGCGTCAGCCGTATAGTCAACACTCCATGATTTAACACCTAGTATTTCTGTCCCGCCATCATATGATACCCCCCCGCCTTTACCTGCTATTTTAACCATGTTATTTACCTCCTGTTTCTTTTACCCAGCTTTGGAAATATTGATACCCTATTAATTGCTTGGGACGATGCCCGCACAACACCCCAGGGTCAGCATAGATTTTAAACCCTGCCCTAGTAGCTTTCCTGCAAAAGCTGAAGTCCTCCCCCGAAGCCCTGCCGCCTGCATTCAAAACAAAGTATGGTGGCTTCATTGCCTCGAATACACTTCTGTGAACTAATAAACACCCGGTACCAACAACGTCACACTCTATCAGTTCGTCCCTGGAGGCAGGTAATACCACGCTTAAATCATCGCCCTGGTCTTCTTTATGCCTGTCAAGGTAATTGGTTAACTCAGTAACCTTGGATGCGTAGAAATATTTACCGTTCTTTCTTTGAGCGTATTTATAAATAGCCGGTATCGGTCTATTGATGTGAGCTATGAATACAATCCCTGATACAATAGGCAAGTTCCATGACAAGAGTCTCATTAAAGCCTGCGGGGGAACGGTCTCATCAGCATCAAACATGAATAGCCACTCTTTATCTAATTGCTTGACCATGGAATTTCTAGCCATGTCAATAGGTAGGTTGGTTACTTTGTTTAACTTAGTCCCCGGCGGCTTGGCTAACGATATTAAACTGTAGAAACCTTCATCCGGTAAATCACCCACGACTGGTAATCCAATCGTGACACCCTCTCCTGATACTGGTAACATCCATCCTCCTATACTGAGTCCTCACCAGAGCCAATTCTAGGCCCCTTAAAGTTAAAAGTAATACTAATCCTTGTCAATCCACACACGGTAACGTAAACTTATTTGGTAAATATCCGTTTCGTTATCCCAGAGTAAGCTAGACATGAACTCTCTAACACATTTCATTGGCGTATATCCTGAGACGGTTAGAGTAACATCATCCATTGCCGCCAGAACTTCATCTGCTATTCCAGCAACGTCAGCGGCAGACTTATCAGAGAAGCAGTTGACCCAGTAGGTTAAGGATTCCATCGCTACCTGACTTACAAAGTCACCCATCGGCACATCCGTCTCTAACCCAAAGGTTATATAAGGAACGGTGTCGGGCTGTTTGGCCTTTATCTGGTATGTCTTGCTGTCATAACAGGTAAACTTTGCTGTGCCGTCAGTGGTAACTACCCCGTTAGTGGTTGACCATGTAGGCTCTGTATCAGCGTGTGAAGTCCCTGCTGTGGTACATTTATATGAGTGGTTTGCGTAGGTTGTAGGTTTGATAACATCGCCCATGGTATAAGCAGTATTTCTAGCCGATGTTTCAGGCCAGAGCTTCAAGGCATTATAAAATCCCACATTCACGGCGGATAGCATTAATCCAACTCCAGAACCATAATCTCAAGATGGTCATTGCTATTTGACGGGTTTGCTATTCCTTTTATCTCAAAGTGCCTTGTACTATCAGAGTTTCTAATACGATACGCCTCGGTGATAGTCTGGTTATTACAGAATAGTTTATGAGAGGCATAGACTGTAACCTTATCAGCGCTCATTCTTTCATCTATAGGCAGACTTGATAACCTACCCCTGAAAGCTGTGCCGTCAGAAAAAACTTGGGTAGTGCCTCCTTGACCATCGTCAGTCTCTGTAAGCGTTTGAGGGTAGAACGTCTCGATTAAAAGACCTGCGCTTATCATTAGAACCTCAACCTCTTGTAGCTCCGGATACCATCATTTAGTATCCCCTCAATCAACCCCTTTCTCCCTGGGGCCGTTGTGTTGGTTAGAGTATAACTGTAATCCCCTATCTTCTCGGACTGCACGCCCTTCTTATCTCTCAACTGGTATAAAGCGGTGCTTAAATCTATACACGCCTGTCTTATATCGGCGGGGTACTGATAGATATAAAGCGATGTGGCTGTGTCATGCTCTGCTGCGGTTGTGCCGTTTACCCCTCGTTCTACAGTTAGAGTTAAGGTTGCATAAGAGTAGACATACATCTGCTCTGAATCAATCAGGATAGTATTGCCACCGTTTAAGTTTGTTATTGCCGTAACATCTACATCGGTTTCCGAGGTATCAAGAGCTTCACTAATCGTGGTGTCTATAACATAAGGTGTAGCCGAGATACCGTCACCGTACCCCCACACTCCGGTAATCTCTACGCCTATCCCAACACCGTTAGCGAATGAACCATACTCTCCGTTAGGGTTAATCTGTATCCTGGTCTTGGGTAGTTTATTATAGGAGTCCTCTAACCCACCGCCATAGAGAATGTAATTAGTTGGTGAGCAAGTCCATGTTACTGTACCGTCTGAAGTCGTACCGGCTAAGGTAGTTCCCCATGTTGGCTCGGTTGAATCGGTTGTGCCTGCGGTGGTACATTTATAAGAGTGCCTATTCTCGGAGGTTGGTTTAACGAACTGCCCTACTGTGTAAGCGGTAGAGGCTACCCACGTTCCCTCTAATGTATTCTCATAAGTCCCGTCACCTGTCTCATCGGTCTTGAAGGTAGATGCTGATAGCAAGTCGGGAACCCATAAAGTCCTGCCTACACCATCAAAATATTTAGTGGCACTTTCTACCCCAAAATGTCTGTTAGTGTACTGGTCAATAGAACGGGAGGCAGACTCAGTTATCTTCCTCAGAACGGTATCATCCGTAGTTGAGGATATACCTAACACACCTTTTATATCTGCTATGCTTGCGTATGTTCCGTACATCTTGCCTCCAAGTAAGGTTCTATATCATCGTAAGGTGCGAATACCACGAACCTGAAATCGTCACACCCACACCCTATACAAGTTTCTTCTTTATCCTGGTTGATTCTTTCGCAGTTAGTACAGACCTTCATTCCATATCCTCCCGCAGATAGGACATGATTTCTGCCCCCTAGAATTAATTTGAAGGGGGTAGCAATCTTCTGGACATTCAGCGAGTTCTTCTTCTCTGCCGATTTCCTCTTGTTCTTTATTGTATTTATATATGTTTAGTAATTGTTCAAACCCCATTAGCGTATCCAGAGATAGACTGTGCCCGTTTTCTGGTCGCCGGCATTGGTTACATTGAAAGTTATCACTCCACCATCAATCGCCCCCAGGCTGGCTTCGGCTATGTATTCAGTTGCCGTTTCTGAGCAATCAACACCTCCACCTGCCAGTAAGTCAACGGTATCAACATCGGTTACTGTTAAATCCCATGCAGCCGTAGGTGCGGTAGCCCCAGGATCAATGACCGCCCATATCAACTTACCGCTATATGTGTCCGTAGTAGATGCACTTGCTGTACCAGTGTCGCTAGATGTAAAGGCAAATTTAATCTTCTTAACAGAAAACCCCGTCTCTGTTACTGCCGTTATTGCTGCGGTTGCCATGTTTAACCTCCATTGGGTTTTATATTGTGGGGATAGGGCAAGTGTTGTACGCCCACCCTACCCCCGGAGGATGATGTCCTGCCCTATTGGGCAGGCTCATCCATGAACTTTTCTACAAGTGTGTAATGCTCAAATCCCAACTGTTCCTCTTGGTCCAGTTGTTTCAGGAACTTGCCAATCTTCTTTCTTAGTCCTTCTGAAACCGGTATCTCTCGTTCCTGCGGGATAGGTGTACCATCTTCTTTGGCTACCTTCCACTTGACCTGTTTTTCCTCTTGTTCAAACTGAAGGTCTGTCTCTTCTTCCTCTGTAAACAACCCCTCTAGTAATTCCCGTGCATCCTTCATGTTGGCATAGTTCCAACCTTGAATCTGTGGTACTATGTTTCTGAGCAGAAGCCTCTCGAATACATTTATTTGCATCATCTCTCCTCTTCACTTAATCCGTATATAGGGATAAATAGCCAGCCGTACCGTCTATGGTACAAGCTATTTTGTACTTACGAGTTGCCCCTCCTGCTGCCGTAGTCGTGACCATCCCAGAGGCAGTATTTATTTCAAACAAACTTGTTATTTTATTATTACCATAGATATATATTGCCTCGTCTAATGTAGTCGCTCCATTATTACTGAGATATATAAGCTGACTTGAACCAGCGGTTATAGTGTCTCCAATTTGACTATCAAACCACCCTGCCGCTATATGAGACAACTTTGTCAGTGTTGGAGTGCCTCCGTCAAGTATCTGTCCTAAAACACCAGCCGCTATAAGATTATCAGCGTTTATTGTCCCTGTGAGCATTACCCTACCGTGAGTACCGATACAATATTGTGCAGTAGTTTCATTAGTTTGGACACCTGAAGTCGCAGCATGACCACGTAAGGCGTAGACAGAAGCCGACCTCGCTCCTGCGGCTGACATCGTAGAGGTGAACCAAGCGCCAACATGATAACCGCTTGTTATTGAATATGTGTCAGTGAATTTAAGGGCACTCTGTGCGGTGGTAGCTGAAGTATACGTTCCAACTAAGGTTGAAGTCGTAGTAAAAGAATCGTCAGTGGTGAATGTCCCTGAAACTGCTACGTTTCCTGTAATAGATACCGCTCCCGTAATAGCTGTAGCTCCTGTGACTGTTAGGGTTTTGGCATAGGTTGAATTACCAATAGTAACCCCGTCATTAGTAAGGGTGAAAATCTTCCCCGTAGCTATCCCGACTACATCATCGAAGTATACTAAACTCCCACCGTCATAAGTGTAGTCTAGCGTTTGATGTCTAATTTTGTTTCCTGTTCCCATATTAACACCTCCTTTTCGGTGGTTAATTCCAAAGTTGGGTGGGGGATTTTCACCCCCACAATTCATTAAGTAGAAGTTATATAAGCACCGTCTTCAAGCGGGATGTAGAATATAGTCCACTTGATGGAACCGGTGTGAGTTGCACCTATCGTCACTTCAATGGCACCGGGAGCAACCACAAAGGGCTGGAGCGCGGCGGGTACGCTACCGGAAAGACCCCGCACCAAAGCCGTGGCAGCCACACCGTTCACTGTATAAAGCCCGCCAGCCTCATCGTTGTCAATATCAAGCAATGCTGCTATATCCGTGCTTGTACCCGTGGTCGGGTCAGCTACTATCGTCATATTGACCGTCTTGTTTTCAATGGCTGTGGTTACTTCGCCTACCATTAGATTTACTTGGCAGTTACCCTCCGAAACGGTGAACAATTCAAGCCCAGTAGTCATGTTGGCGGTAGCCCTATCTACCTTTAGCCCTAGAATTAGTTTACGCAGAGCCTTTCCATCCTGTGTTACGCTTCCCATAATATACCTCCGTTTTATTTACAAGTTAGCTAGGGTTTTACGTTCTCTAGCCTTTATTGATTGGTCTTACATACCCGCATTGACAACGTGGTTCAATCATCCTGCGCCCACACCATTGGCATATATCACTGGGTTTAACCATTTTGTCAGCGGGGGGTGAGGAGGTGGCTTTAACCACTCTCCTCGTTTTAGTTTTCTTGTCTTTCTTTTGTATTGTCATCATCCCCTCTTAATTCTAGGTCAGTGCGCCGCTGTTGGTTTCCTTTGGATACTTCGGCCAGCACAGGGCTATGATTGTGATTACCGCATCCGCAGTACCTGGGTCGGTGAAAGTCAGGCCGACATAAGGTTTGTCCTCAGTGGTCATATCTTGAGAGTCAACATCTACGATTAGTGTGAACAGGTCGTAGGTGCCGTCTGTGAGGGTCAACCCTGTAGAGGCAAGCGCAGTAGTGTCACCCATTGTATCTGTACCTGCCGCTGCCGTCAGTCTGTACCTTGCGGCGATAGCGGTGGAAGTAGACCCTGCTGTAACCGCTGATTGAGTTACAGTCAAGGCAAAGTTTGCCGTAGCCAGTGCCCCAAAGTGAATCAGGAACTCTACCTTCTCGTAAAGTTTCATATTAACGTGGGGGGCGACAAGAGTGGCCGACTGCGAAACAGTAGCAGTAATCGGCACGATGTGTATTTCCTGTGCAACATTCATTTTACCCATTGTTATTCTCCTTAATAAAGTTTTAGTGGGCGGGAATTTCACCCGCCCTTTAATTCTTAGGTTCTAGTCGAGCTGAGGCATCTTATCGGATTTAGCGATATTATCGGCTGCCCATAAAGGCTGCAAGTTGGATAATGCCCAACACTTTTTGAATTCAGTATCTTCGGGACTATTGGAGTTGAAGCGAGAACGAGGAATTACATGGTCTATATGCCATTGTCCTTTGTTATCCCATGACATACCCTCCTCGAATTGGCTTTCTAGGTGAGTCATTAAATCTTCGCAAGTATAGCCCACTAAATCTTCCCATTTATACCCGTTTTTCTTTTCCTTTAGTGCTAGGTAAATCATCGCACTCATGCTCTCATGTATTCTTCGACTAACATTCCGTTCCCTGCGATTCCTTGCCCTTGTGGTAACGATTGCCCTAACTTCTTCGGGTGTATAATTGTTTCGCCAGTTATTACCTTTATTCCAAGTGATAGGCATACACCCGACTTTACCTTTATTCCAGGGCACACTCCCCTGTTTACTTTCCCGCATTTTCTCCAAAGCTTCTGGGTTATTATAAGTAAGATGTTTTACTACACCGTCATGCCACTTTTGCCACTTTCCAGGACTCCATGTTAGACGGTTTAATCTTACTGCCTCAACCCTTTTGCTAATTTGCTCGGGGGTTTGTTTGCGGCCTTTAAGAGCGTGTACCTTAGTTTGTTCCATTATCTATGTCAGCTCCTTGTACTAGACAAAACAACGAACGGGGACTGATAGGAAGTGCTGCCCTTGTAAGGAGTCAGGTAGGTATCCCACATCGGTTGACCGTCGCAGCGATAAACGAATCTGAAAGCAGTCTGATCAGTCGTGAAGTTGACATGGATACTCGAGGCTGACTGCATCGAGCCCTTGTCAATCATCACATACTGGGAAAGGTCTGCAAGGATTATATCGCCAGCCGTGCCAAGCGTTGCCGCCTGCTCGCAAGGAATCATCGGGCGGCCTTTAAGCGTGGCGTACGGTGCACCGGAAATCCCGCCCGGAGGCATATAAACAAGTGCGCCGCCAGTAGCACCAACGCCGTAGTTCATGGTATCAAGCTGTTCCTCAATGTTCTGGTTATACAGCCAGACGTAGCTTGCCGAGCGAGGGCCGAACCGCGACATCCACATCTTAGTAATGTTCTGAGCTACGATAGTGGCTGCGCCCTGGCCAGTCTCTGCCGTTACGGTATGCAGGCAAGGTGCGTTTAGAATACCGAGGGGTTTGCCAGCACCGTCACCGTTGATGATAGCGTCGGCAATTTTGAAGTCAAACTCATCAGCGAACGCCCTGCCAATCCATGCTTCGAGAGCCGAGGCGTCGTCTAAGAGTTCATCTGTGCAGGTTGTATAACCGATGAGTTTCTTCAGCTCAAGGGCAACCTGTTTGAAGCTAGGATATGAAGGGGTTTTGGTTCCGGCTTCATTCATCCAGTAAGCCCGAATACCACCGGCCCGTGAACCATCAGCCCTGCTTGCGTCTGAGACCGCAGGAATCTTGATGGCGTTTGAGTTAGGGCCAAGAGGCATCCTGAATACCCGGCTTATGATACCGCTGGATGCGAAGGTCTTTTCAAGCAGTGAGGTAGCGAAGTCGGTCTGCACAAGGAAACCCCCATCAGCCGGTATGCCCTCACTCAAACCAGTAGGGGCCTTGGAAGCTAGCCGGGGGTCCATAATTCTGCCCTTGGAAGTCTCAGCAGTTTTAACAGCCATAAGCTGTTCCCCTAGAGATGCAAACGGCTGATCCCCGGCATCCTTTACGACCTTTATTTCCGCATCTTCAGCGGGCACTTTCCGGGTTATTTCAGTTGCCTTGTATTCCTCTATCGCCTTGGCAGCTGCCTCAGCGGTTATCTCGGCGATCCTTTCTTCTGTAAGTTCCATTTATTTACTCCTTAATACTGTATATTTGACTGTTTGCTCAATGATGTATTTCAGTCTTTCCTCATCAATGATTTGGTTCGCTTGGTCTATGACCCCTTGCACCTCCGGTAAATCCTTAATCTTTAGTTCCACTTCAATATTTTTAACGGGTATGTCGTCACCCGGCAAACGCTTCATTAGTTCCTTGAGTGATTCTATTGCACTGTCACTCAACCCCTGTTCGTCAATCATTAAAGTCAGGTAATCAATCTCGTCTTTAATCTCTTCTTGGCTTACCTCTTTGGGTTTCTTGACATCAGTATTATCATCGGGCGTGGCTTCTTCTGTTGCCAAACATTGAGTCATGTGCTTGAATTGCTTAGTAGTGATAACGCCCTCGGTGACTGCGTTCATTAAAGCATTAGGGTTGCTGGGAACTGGCACTATTGATATTTCCAGTAGCTCCTGCTTGGTGTAAGTTCTGCGAGGTGATTTCTCCCCATCTCCCTCATCCCATTCTTTAGGAATGAACCCTACCGATTCAGTCTTTAGATAACCCGTATCAACTAGCCTCTCAACAATATCAGCGAACTCATAAGTCCCTTCAGGGGGAAACTGTACGGTATTCTTTAATGTCCCGTCTTTGGAAGTCCAGACTCTGGGGACTTTGCCGATAGGTAGTGTTCTATAATCGTGGGCAAACATCAAGACCGGGTTCTTCTTGAAGTTCTTTAAGTCCCATCCAGTAGCAAGGATAGACTCACCATCCCTGTCGATGTCTGAAGTGGAAGCGGTAAACTCATACTGGCGTTCACCTATCTTCTTAACCTCACAATCTTCTATGATCTTATATACAGTATCCATTCATTACCTCCCAGAGTCCTTTAACATCTCTATAATCTTTTGGCGGTTAGCTTCTACAGATTTTAGTAATACATTCTCTGCTTCAAGTTGCGTAACCCTAGATTCTAACTGGCTAATACGATTTTCCATGATGGTCATTTGGTTGTGCTTATCAGCAGATACTAATTGTAAATTTTCTATTCTATTATCATCTTTAATGTGATTCTTGTGATGAATTATTTCCCACGAGTGTAAGTTTCTGCCAAGCGATTTAGCCATAACAAGCCGATGTTCATAAACATAACCCTGCCCATTAGCCATTGGGTGGGAAAAGTTATCTTTTGCAAGTTTCCTTTTCCAATAACCGTTAACCATCATGGACGGTTCAGCAATATCGATTCTGTGTTTCCGGTCACAGGCGCGGCATCTAATAGAGCGTGGCATTTTGCCCTTGCACATAACCCAACGCTCCTTACCGCAATCAATGCAAGTATGCCAAATAAAGACCCCGCCACCATATCCTATTAAACGCCCACCCTTTATTTCGCCTATTTTATTCAAGTTTATATTCCCTTTAAGATTTCTACGATTTTACCCCTATTGGCTTCGACCGCTACAAAGAGCCACGGATATGGGGGGTGATTGACTGTTCCAAGTTCCAAATATTTACCAACCTTGTCTACTGCCGTCTTGCTATATTTGTGCTTTTCCCCCTGCGGGATTCCTATCTCAGCCGTTATTTTATTATTCTCAATTATTGTTTGGTTTATTACAGAGGATGCTACTTGCCCAGTTTTACGCCACGGGCTTTTAGCTTGATTTTCTTTTATGTTTTTACTTGCTCTTTCCTTAACCAACACACCGATTCTATTCATAGCATCTTCAAGATTGGAGGTTAGTTTGCCCTCAATTTCAGCACGATGCGAGATAACAGTTACATTTGATTTGTTCATTCGATTACACCCATTATTTGGCAACGGCAGTTAGGATGGACAGGAACCATCCCATGAGTTTCGCTAGTTTGGTAGACACCGACATAAGGGGTGCATTGTTCACAGGCACCAGGTGAGGCATAAAACTCTGCCTTCTCTATATTCATCGCTTCCAATCTGCGTATAGTGCCTTCATTGTTAGCGGCTATAGTTTCAGTTCTCGCTATCATAGCTGCCCTTGCTTTCGCATTCTCGGTAAAGTATCCCTCAAGACGTTTGGATAACTGCGAGATAGTTTCGTTAGCTTCTCTACCAGCCTTTATTTCAGCCGTCAATGCCTCAAGCGTGGTCTTGTTAATAGACTTAGCTAGAAGTAAAGAGCGTGTAGCTATCCATTCTTGGTCGTATATATCTAATAATTGTTCTTCAGCCATTAAACTGCGTCCTCAAAACCACTCTGATAAACCAATTCAATAGCAGGCTCAAATCTCTTAGCAGTCTTTTCATCATCTAATTCAGGTAAGTGACCAACCCTTTCAAGTTCTGCTATTACTAAATCTTTCTGTTCATTAAATACAGACTCAAATACCCTCTCAAACACTGCCTCTTGTCTGGCTGTTTTCTTATCGTATGCTTCCCAGTGGAGTTTCTTCTGGTCTGGGGATAAGCCTTTGTAGGATTCCTCTATCACTTCGGGTATATCATCATTGTCAGGTGTCTCCTCTGGTTCGTCTTCACGTTCCATTGGTTTATTAATATCAGTGGGAATCATATTTAACGGGACTAACAGAACATCGCCATTTGGAATAGCGTCTTTGCCTGTAGCAATACGAGCCTCATTGACTGTCCAGTAACCACCTCTAATAGCCGATTCAGCATCTAGTCTCTTTTGCTCTGCTGTCTCAGGTACGACTTCCTTGAATCCTAAAGTAAGGTTCTCTGACTTCCTGAATTTCGGTATCAACTGCTCTTGGAGTTTAGCTACCTTCCAATCAAGTCTAGGTTTAATCAACCATCTGGCGAATGTATAATCCCCTGCCTCAGCATTGGCCTTGTTGACGTTCTCTGATATACCCATTACAGATTGAGGCATACCCCAGACACCTAGAATAACGTCCCGGTTTGAGTGCTTTAAGTTAGGGAAGTCCATATCCTTGATGGTGTTCTGTATCTGGATATACTTACCCCCGCCTTCTAGTAAAGCTACCTGGTGAGCCTTAGAAACTCCTTTATACTTCTCTGACCATTGTTTCTTTAACTTATCAAACTGCTCATCGGATAAATTATAGTCAAACTGGATAACGCCATCGGGCCGGGCCGAGTTGTAGAAGAACTGGTTTACCCACTTGTCGGCGTTCTGCTCAGCGTCAAGATTAATCCCTATCGCCTGTGCTGGGCCGAGTCCGCGGTATTGGTTTAACGGGTTGGGATACTTGAAGTGTATAACCTCATTTACATCGAATGGCACAGCTTCGGCACCAACCCCGTAAACATAACCCTTGACATACGGAAAGTTCTTAGCCGGGACCACTGACATCTTGTTAGGGTAAGGCAAGACAAATTCAGCAGGTTCGCCGAGCTTGTTGTAGTTCATTACCCAGAAATCTTCACCTATAAGCTCATTATAGATAGTATCTAAGGCTATAAATTCATTGGAAGTCTGTGTGGGGTTGACGTTCTTTAAGAGTGTTAGAATCGGGTGCTTGAATATCTGCCTGGGTTTCTCTGGATTACTTGAGTCAAATAATGTCCACTCAACTTCACTACAGCCTAGAGCTATGCGGAAAATAACGGCGTGTAACCAGCCTATCTGCGAATATGCACTAAGAAAGCCGTCTCCTGTTCTAGCAGGTGGGACGGCTCCATTATGGTAAAATACATTATTCCTGTTGGGGACATTTCTTTTAAATATATTCTTTATATTCAATAATACCCCTTGACAAAGTAGAGTTTATGGTTTATACTAAGGATAGTGCAATACGTTGCACGAAGTGAGGTTAAAATGATTAGGTTATGCGCCTGGTGTAAGAAAGACCTTGATACAGGTAAACAATTATCTGATGAGGAATACAAGGAATTATCTAAAAAGGCGGCTTCTCATGGGATGTGTAAGGAGTGTTATGATAAGGAAATGGGGGCATAGTAGGCCCATACTCCCCTATTTACATTATACCACAAGGTTTTGCTTGACTTTTGTAAAATAGTGCCAAAACCCCTTGACAAGCTACTATAGATAGGTTATAATAGTAGTATAAGAGTTAAGGAGGAAAGAAATGAAACGATACGCAATGTGTGTAAAGGGATATGAAGGAGATAAATTCCCAGAAGCAAGATTTACTTTCCAGGCTAACAATCAAGCAGAGGCAGAACACAAAGGATTCAAATGGGCAATGTATCAAGGAATGAATTATAGGTTAGATATAATTGTTAGACTAGCCCATCAGAATGAACTACGAATGCAAATACACAATGAATATCTAATAGCATAGGATAATCCAACTACAACCCCAAGCCCCCCTTAATCGGGGGCTTTCTTGTATGGTGAACAATCCTTACACAGATTACCCCTTTTCTTATCGTAATCATCAGGTAATCTATCACCGCACTTACGGCATATCTTTATTCCATGTATAGCACAGTATAGTTTCCAGTAGTTCATAACCACCTTATCTCTGGGGTATATATTCTAGGTTGGTAGAAAGCTAAGGCTAAAGCGTCTGCCCTATCCGGGCTATGCTCGCCATGCGACCTCATTTCCTCTTTAGAGATTAACTGCATACGCTTCTCCTGTGCCGGTTTATATTTAATCGAGGATAACTGAGCTTTTAAGTCCCTGTCTTCTACTATTGAAATCTCATCCTTTCTGAACCTTGCCTGTAGCTGGTAGAACATCTCAGCCCGTTTATTAATATAGTGTACTTCATCGTCTGCCTTCTCACCGGCGATGATAGGGGTTACGTTATATCCTTTGGCTACTAGCCCTGAATACATGGGGGACCCGCCGGAAACGGCGTCTACCTTGACGTTCTTGTGAGGTATCTGAAATCTCTCTATCAATTCTATGACCTTATCCACTGAAAGTAAAGAGTCCTCCATTTTGTATATCCATCTGTCAAAGGAGAGCATCTTGTTACCCTGACGGATAATTGCTACGTTCTCATCACCGGAACTCCATGCAAAGTCAACACCCATACTCAATTCACCCTCTTGGGAGGTGTCTTTGTCACACGCGCGCGTAATCTCACCCCATGAGAACAGGAAGTTACCACTCTCCATAACGTCCCAGTTACCATCCAACCAGGCCTCAGCCAGTTCTTTAGGATAGATAGCCCTAAGTTCCTCTTCATAGGCCGGGGGGAGGTAGGGATTATCTTTAGGAAGTGACGGGATGTAGACGAAGTCATCGGGTGTGCTTTCTATAAACCTCTGTTTGACCCAACCAGGCATCGGGTTAGCCGTTAAGATATATTTGTACTTAATATTCGGCAAGGGTAGTGATAAACGGCCTAATAGGTTGTTAAAGTGCATCTCAGAGCACTCTTCAACCTGGTCTATGAAGAACCAGGAAATAGTAGTACCCATTTGAGAGACTAGACCCTTCTGGTCATCAACTAAGCCAGTATACCATATCCTTGAGCCGTTATAAAACTGGATATAATGGTCAGTAGCATGGTGCTGAGTTATTAGTTTCTTATACTCTCCATCTATATGGACTCCGACGTTGAAGTATCTCTCAAGTTCTACCAAGACGGTCCTCTTGAAAGCAGGTAGATTCTGTCGGGCCATAATACCGACATTCCCGGGATAGTCTATTGAGAGTTGAACGCCCTCAGCTACACCGGCCATCGTCTTTCCTCCGCGAATACTTCCGCCGAAAAGTCTACCTCTCTCCGGAGAAGAGTGGAATAGTATCTGTCTAGGGTGTGGTTTATATAATCCTGATAAATCTATTGATTGCTTACTCAATTATTCCCCATTCCTTGAGTTTAGATTGCCAATCCTCAGACAACATTGTGAACCCAATGAGATTTGGCGATTCCCCCACCTTCTCAATATCTGCCATTTCCTTTATCCAATCCACCACTTCCCTTATACCTGCATGTTTCCCAACCTCATAGGCATCCCCCATAGAAGTGGCTATTAGGTTATCCTGCCAATTCCAACAAAACTCATTACTCCTATATGGGTTTTTAGCTTCCATCTTTACCCCCTTTGTGCAATACGTTGCAATATCTATTTGAACTTCACGTAGTATCTTAAAGCCCTTTCCTTCCTCTCCACCGAATCATCAAACAACCCCATTAACTTCCTCATCTCTATAACTTTATCTATCTCCCTCCTTAATGTAATCGGTAGGTCAGAGTACTTAAACCCCCTAGATTTCGATTCTGTGGCCTTACGTGCCTTCTTCAAGTTCTAACTCCTCTACATCTTTCTTGAGAGCTTCCATCAGGTACTTGCCTATGTATTCCGTATAAGCTGGGGGGATTGCTTGTGATTGCTCATATTTAGTCATCCAATCCAACCCTAAACTCTCATGCCCCTTATCAGCCCTTCTTCCTAGCATACGCCCCTTCTCAATAACAATTCTGTGCTTCGGGTGGCCTGGCTGTAACCAGAAATAGTTAGTTTCGAACAAACGGTGGCGATAGCAGTTAAGGCCAAACATCTGCCCACAAAGCCAACCAGCTTCCAGTTTAGCTTGCATAACATTCTCTATAACATAGGGCTTATGGGTAGGAATCAATCGTTCTCTAGTCGGCTCTATTAACATAGGGTGAAATTTATTTTTTACCCAAGGCAGATTTTTCATAATGCTGTACGCTTGACATGGTGGGCTGGCATGGTAAGCGTCATACCCCTCAAGCGGAAAGGTAAGCACATCAGCCTGGTAGAACTTAAAGGGGTAATGAGGTTGGGGCTTAATGTCTACTCCCACTACCTCAAACCCTGCACGATGATAGCCCATAGCAGCTCCACCGGCCCCACAGAACAAGTCTAATAGTTTAGGTCTGGTCACTCTCTAACCCTTTCTCCTAGAACCATAAATAGCTCTATAAATCTCATATCTACCTCATTTCTAAGACTAAGAGGTAAACTACTATAGGTTACACCACTAGATGGGCTAGAAATCGGTTTGGTGGCCTCTGGTACGTGCTTGGTTGATTTTACCTTCATAGTTCTATACCACTCTCTACTTCGTTGCCCCAGCAGTCCCAGCCAGCACGTTTATCACGAGCAAATAGTTCAAGGCGTGCCCCAGGGGATATACTTTCAATGAGGTCGTAAAACTCAGTGGGTTTTTGGGAGTGCCGTTTAGGTAATCCAGTATGCACCACAGTTGGCTTGTATCTTGCGAGAGGGAAAAGGCACTTACCTTTATAACCGAATAGTAATGTCTGAGTAACGCTTACGAAATAGTTGCCGAAGCCAGATGGCTTAACCCAAGTTATAGGGGAGAGATACTTAAAACCCCATGCCTTCATTACTTCAAAGCCTGCAGGTAGATATTGGTTCGTTGTCCAGAGCCACAAATGGCAACCCTCATCAGCTAATTCACAAATCGGCAATCTGATTATCTCATCTACCGTCATTGTTGGATAGGGTAGTTCTCTAGCAATAGCATGTTTATTCCACTTCCCAGCTTTCTTTTGTTCCCACGGTGGGTCTGCATATATTGTATGATAATCCGTCATTGGTTCCATCCCTCCTTTAATTCTATATCACTCTCTACTTCGTTACCCCAATATTGTTATTCTTTTGTTGGTTTCTCATTGAATTTTTCATAGTAATCAGAGGTGACTCCAAAACCCGCCCGCTTGGAATAATCACAAGTAGTCCTTCCAATATCCTTGTCATTGACATTACCTGCTGCGTTGATAAAAACATCACGAACATTAGTAGGTGTTAAGAGGTCTGTCATAGCCTGCTTTAAGGCAGGTTCTATCACTTTTCTGTTGGCTTCAATATCATCGTGGCTATGGTATTCATAGATATTAATATTCACCCAATAGCCAAAACTGTAACGCAAACCGCTTGGGCGTGGGCTGACCATCAATCCTACGGCAGGGTCTGGTGTCGTTAAATACCAGCAGGCTATTTCTTTATATGAGTCTGAGCCGTTCTCTGGGATGCCGAATCTACGAAACATATAGACAAACAGGGATGAATAATCACCCTTCGGTAATATCTCATCGGCATATTCTCCAGGGTCAGCCATTCCTGCCATTGCACCTTGCCAATGTTCAGCACTCCCCTTCAGTTTTAATAATTTAGCGTGCCATTTTCTAGTCATAATCTTTATTTTCTCCTTTCATCATATATCTGATACTTCTTCATAACTCT